GGTCTCTCCACCTACAGCCATCATGATTCGGTTGTCCACGGACTCCGGCTCTTCGTAGTCGGCCAGGATGTCTTCAATATCTTCGTCAGACAATTCAAGCATGTTCTGCAAAATCCAGCGGAAGCTCAGTCCAACTTCCTTCCTCAAGACCTTCGCCACTTCAGCCCTCAGCTTCTTGACCTGCCACATCCGCAGTTCGTCAATCGTGCTGATGACCGGCAACTTAATCGTGTATTCTACAGCCGTCGGGTCTATTCCACGAACAGCCAGGACAAAGTCGAACAATTTTCTGTACTGCTCGATAATCGCCAACTGAATTCGTCTTACCGAACGAGCGAACTGCACGTCCTGCTCCGTCAGCGTCGCCTTTGCATTCACGTCCCGCTCAAACCCGAGATACGCCTTCGGAACCTTAATCCCGGCGAACAACTTATTCTGGAAGAACTCGACGTCACCCAACTGCCCGAGGTTCGCCTGTCCTTGCAACACCTTGACATCAGCTTTCCCGTTCGACCGAACTCCAACAAACAGGTCTTCCTCCATCGACAGCGGGTTGAACTTCAGGTCCATCTTGCCCGTTACGGGGTCAATCGTTCTCCGCTTCTTCATCATATCTTTCACCTTGTTCAGGTATTCAATCGTCGGCTCGCCAGGCTCTATTCCATCAACATCGACGAGGAACCCGTATCGTTGCGGAGCACGGGTCAGTCTGGCAATCACGAGCGCGTCCTCCATCATGGACAACTGTTTGTACACCTTCCGCACCGGGGCGAGAATCGAACCATCCACACCGTACTTCGACTTACGGTTACGCTTCAGCCTGAAATGCAGAACCTGCCACTCCCTCAACCGCGCTACTACGGCCCCGGTATCGGGCCTAACCTGCTCGAACGGGAACTCCGGGTCGTATCGACCATACTTGTCGGTCTTGACATTCATTTCCGACGCATCGAGGTTCTTCAGTCTATGCACTTCCATGTCTTCATGAACAACAACTTCTTCAAAGTTATCACCGTACTTCGCGAGCGCTCTGGCTATCGACCAAGTCTCGGTATCGAGGGCAAGTCTGTCACGAACATCGCTGAGAATCTTGACAACCAGTTCGTCATTAGACACAATCTCCACAACTTTATCATCACTAGAATCGCCCTTCGTCGCATTATCGGCATATACATCAAGCGCGGAGTTCAGCACCGGGTCTTCTGCATCCATCATATCGAAATCCCTGTACTTCGCTCTGCGTGTCTGTTCCAAACTAACCGCTTCTTCATACCACTCCCAGGCTCCCTGCACCATCGGTCCAGCTACTTCATCAGCGGTCTTCCTCGTCTCAATCGCGGAGTCGGTCTCGGGAGGCTGTTCGTAACCAACCATCCTCTGCAACGTCGTCGTTATACGGTCTACAATCTGTTCAGCTAATCTTCGTCTTTCAGCCACGCCCTGTCCTCCCTTCATCCACTCTTCTCCTTACTATACTATGCAGTCGCGGCACAATACCATACTTTATTTCGTTCTGTTGCGCCGTTTCTCCGCACCTTCTTTCAACAAGTTCGCAACGAACGTCTCCAGTCCTATCTCATTCTTGTTCTCCAGTAGTCGCTTCATGGCAAAACTATATACACCTTCATCTTCAAGCGTGTCGAGCATGGACTCGTTCTTCACCAGACGTTCGTCCTCAGACTTCCGGGCCAGGCTCGCGACTCGGAACACCTTATCAAGCGACCTAACCACATAACTCAGTTCACCCGGATACCCCAACATCTCCAGCACTACATACGTCAGGTCTATCGAGTTGTCGTAGTCCCGATTCTTCTGGGCATAGGTCTTCTTACCGGCTTCAACCACGGCCTCGAACTGCTTATCACGTTCTTCGTTGTAGTCAACCATCTTTACCTCCTACCTTATAATCGGAATATCGAATTCAGCCTCCGGTGCATAAACCATGCCTCTGGTCGGCGGCGGTGCAGGCACTCTTGGAACCTCGGACACACAGTGATAACAGACACCAGCCACGGCATCACTTACGTCCTTCGTACCCTTCGGCGGATGGTCTACTTTCCCCGTCTTCTCATTCTTCTCCAATCTAATCGTCTCGTTATACACGACTTCACTGTAATACGCCACCCAACGGTCTTCGTTAATCGCATCCTTATACGCCTGATACACTTCGGGGTTGGTGTCAACACTCAGATACCCGGCGTCAATCCCACTCCGTTTTAACTGCTGTTCACTGTCTTTCGACTGATACTGGTCGAACGTCACCTTCTTGATTCGATACCCGTACGACCGCAGTTCATACACCAGTTGACGCAGACCGGCAATCTCAATCTCGCCATCATGCGGAGCCTCGACCCTGAGCATCAGGTCCATCCCAATCACGGGCATCTTCATCACATACTCTTCTCCGTCCTCGTTCCTGCGGGTCACTTCAACATAATCGAGAACATGACCCATCGCCATACCAGCGAACGTGGCTGTCCCCAAGTCAATGTGTATGAACCTCGGCCTTGCCTTCTCCTGTGCGAGTCTACGTTGCAACTCGGCCTTTATCTTCGGGTCGGTTTCTTCCTCTATCTGTTTCTTCAACTTCGGTATCAACAACTTCGTCGGGTCGAGTGTTACACCGTCTTGCAGATTCGTCGTCTCCGCCGTGAACGGATGCTCCAGCCCGAACCGCTCGCCCTTCTGCATAGCCTCATAAACTTTCCAGCGATGCACGATGAACGGACGAATCGTGAGCGTCGGCCTACCAGCAAAATCACGAATTGCGGCATCTATGTCCTTCTCGAAGTCACGCCTATACTCCGTCGGGACAGACAGAACTTCAACACCTTCTTCACGGATACGATTAGCCTCTTCCTCATCTTCTATAATCTTCGACCTCGTCAAGTTGTCGCCCAAACTAACCCAGAACCAGGTTCCGCTAAAGCGCTCCTTCGGCAACGTATCCCACTGCGCGTAACGGCGGACAAAAATCTGCGGGTCTTCCTTCGCTTCTTCAATCCGGCGCTCCGTGTAGTCCTCGGGGTACTTACTGGACGAAATCTGTAGCAGAATCCCTGGCAGTTTCCCCTTCTGCAAGTACCTGGACTTCATCCGGCGAATCAGAGCTTCCTGCAACGTCACGGCCTTATCATAGACCCCACCCTTCCGTCCGGCACCACGTTTCGAGTTCTCCACGACCTCCATGAAGTTCACTTCGTCCATGACCCCGCCGAATACGTTATACCCGATGACCGACGTCTCCTCCGACGCGACGGGGAACACCCAGACGTGGTTCGGCAACCTCAGTTCAGACCGGATATTCGGCTCAATCGGGAACATGGTCTCGAAATACGGGCTATTCACCAACTTCGACCGAATCCCGTGATACACGACCTTCTCCGCGTTCTGTTTCGACACACTGACGTTGATGAAGGCAATCACCGAACCGTCCATCAGGCCATACACCTTCTGCGGGTTTCGGAAGCAACTGACTTCATAAATCATTCTCGCCATCGCTATCTCGGCAAACGTGCTATTGTGCGTTGGAATAAATGTCGTACCAAACAAAAACAAATGCGAAGGCGAGTCCACCTCGATACACCGAACAGGTACACTTTCTACAGGAGCAACCTCTATTACGTATCGCCTCTTGTTACGAGAACCCTGTTTTCCGGGTCTTCGTTGTCTACTTAACTTCCTGTCCAAACAAAATACAGGCGTATCAGGCGTGAACCTTACTCTGTACCTTTCTCCGCAGTAACTACTTTTTATCGTTGCCCTTCCAGTACTAAGCACAGGCTTGTGTCCTAGACTAGCAACCAACTCATAGACTCCTTCTGCCAAATCTTTATTCGTATTCGTAAACTCTGCTCTACCACCAATTTCTATGTTCCCATCAGTGTCCATCAAACCACAAAGCAATTCAGTTCTTTGTGCAATACTACCTCGAAGGTACTCAATCGGAATATGCTTGTTGCCTAGAACACCAAGTTCACGCAATTGTGCTTTCAAACCAAATATGGTAAACCGACCTTCCGTTGCCTTCTGCTCTTTAACTTCATAACCGCATTCCCTAATCTTCTCTACAATTTCTGAATCATAGCATGTTATTGTGCCATCGTCTGCTGTTCCATCGCCAAGCCAAGCACCTAATACGTACGGAGGTACTATAAATTCTTGCTCGGGCAAGTCGATAGGCTTAGCCAATTCTATTGCCCAGTTCTTCATTCTACCATGCAGTAAAGACTTAGCCATTTCTTCAGTCGTAACAACTTGCTGTACCACATCCGTACCATACTTAGAAGCCTTCGCTCTGTCTTTCCATTCGGATACTAACCACTGGTGCTCAGCATCGGCAATAACAGTCTCACCATCCGAAAACTTTACCCTGTAGCAAGTACGATTATACTGAACTTCCGAAGCTTTGATTACCATACACGGTTTACCTGTGTCACTCAGTACATAATCACCTACCGCTATATCTTTCATCGTAGTCCAACCTGTCGGTGTCGGTATTCTTGTATCTAAACCCAAGGCTTTTCCCCAACCGATACTCCCGGTCAGGATAGCCTCAACGTACTCACCCTCGAACAACTCCTCCAGGTCATCCAGGATACGCGGATACACCTGCCCCTTCAAGCCCAGGTACTGCGGGTCTTCAAC